ATTTATATGGTTGAAGTCAAGATTATCTGAGCCTAGCACAATGGCTTCAATTGCAGCGGTGTCGGCTTTAGGTGGCGTTAATGTTGATCCTGGCAAAGTGCAAGATGCGCTTAATATTGGATCAGTTATATTTGGTGCGTTAGGGTTTTTTATATCAGAAGCAAAACCATTAACCAAAGTTGATTAAAAGGAAAAAACGTGACAGACCTTGACCTTAACTGTAGAGTTGCTAAAGTAGAACAAAAGATTGAAGGGCTTACGCAAGAACTTCATAAAGAACTTGAAGATTCCAGGAGAAGATCGGATCGTATTTTTATGATTTTAGATGAACTCAAGAAAGATTCAGCTAACAATAAAGGATTCTTCGGAGGGATTGTTTTTGCCGTTGGTGCTATATTTGCTGTAGTGGCATACGTTTTTGGTAAAGGATAAAAGATGGAACATTTAATATCATTATTGTTTTTGGCTCGTGATCTTGCTCACCGTGAGCATTTAAGAACTAAATCTTTTGCACAGCACATGGCACTAAACACTTTCTATAATGAAATTGTAGAGAACGCTGATGCTATTGCTGAAGCTTATCAAGGCCAATATGGTCTTATGAGTAACATCGAGATTTTAGGCTTTAAAAGTAGTAGACAAAGCATCATCACTGAATTGCAAACGCAAGTGAAATGGATAAAAGACAATCGTTATAAAATATGTGATAAAAATGATACACCTATTCAGAATTTAATTGATACGGCTGTTGAAACTTACTTATCTACTTTATACAAATTAAGATTCTTAAATTGATGTCGGCATTAGAATTATTAATCAAACTCATTAAAGAGTCAGAAGGGTGTAAACTTACCAGTTATAAATGCCCAGCAGGGATTTGGACGATAGGATACGGTCAAACCAAAGGTATCAAAGAAAAAATGACTTGGACACAGAACCAAGCTGATGAAGATTTGATTAAAACGGCATTAGAGGTGCTTAATCAAGCGATTAAGGCTTCACCCATACTAGCAACAGTTAATATGGAAAAACAAGCTGCAATAGCAGATTTTGTTTATAATTTAGGCATTGGTAGTTATACTTCGTCAACTTTGAAAAAAAAAGTTGATGTAGGTGATTGGATTTCCGCAGCGGTTGAAATCAAACGTTGGGATAAAGCAGGCGGTAAGGTCTTAAAAGGTCTTACTATTCGTAGAAATAAAGAAGCAAATTTAATATTATCATGAACGAAATTACATTGTCATTGTCATTAGAAGAACTAAACATCATCATGAACGCATTGGGCGTTGGTCAATTTACCCAAGTTGCTCCAGTTATTCAAAATATACAACTTCAAGCAGGCCCACAAGTTCAAGCGATGCCTGCTGAAGAAGTAGTTGAATAATTACTTATTGAAGCCTGGTATTGGCTCAATAGGTTGAATTTGAGGAAATGGGGCAACTAGCATAGCAGGTGCTATTTGCTCCATTGGTGGTAAGATCGGCAATTCAGGTGTAGTAATGTTTGTACCTAATGCCATTCTATTAATAGTCATTCCATTAGTACACGTTGTTAAAGTACCAAAAGTTGTGCAGTTAATTGATTCTGCTGATGCTACATTAACCATTAAGGATATGATTAGTGCTATAGTAAGGTATAAGTTAATCATTCTAGCTTTATAAAGTTTAGCTTCTAGTTCTTCACAGTTATAAAAGATCATTGTTGTTCCCCAAATAATTGATTGCGCTCTCTAGCCATCCTCAAGGTGCAAAAACGTTGATGTAGCCGTATCAAAACCATCGCACGTCTAGCACCTACTTTTTCCATCTCAAGAAGGGTTAAAACTTCTTCTTCTTCTAAATCCGGTAATACTTCATTTAGTTTTCGCCAACTTAATTTCATCGTAACTCCGCTATTGCAATTTCAGATAACGTACATTTCTCTTGTAAGACAGAATAAATGCGCTCGTCTATAGTATTTTCAGTCATTAAAATATAACACCACACTTCACGTTTCTGACCACTCCGGTGAATACGCCCGATTGCCTGTTCAAAATACTCCAATGACCAAGGCAATGATAAGAACACTATCTTATTGCCGTGATGCTGAAGATTCAAACCATGCCCTGCGCTCTTAGGGTGCGCCAACAACAACTCAATCTGCCCAGTATTCCAACGTTCAACGGCATTAGGATCATCTAATGTTTGAGCGTGAGGGTATCTTCGTTTGAGTTCTTCAAGTTCTTCCTTGTACATGTAAAAAATCATTGTACAATCTCTTTGATTTTCTGCAAGCAATTCTTCTAATCTATCGAATTTATGACTAGAAAACCATATTGATTGTGTGGAAGTGTTAAACTTACCTGGCGATTTACTGGGTGTAGTTGTTGAGTGATAAACAAACCCAGAACTCATTTGTTGAAGTTTACCCGTTACTACTGCAAGATTAGTTGCAACCGCAGTTGCACTGGGAAACGCTACAACTAAATCCTTCTTCATAGTATTATAGTGTTCCATATCCATCTGGCACTTAATCTCAACCATGTGCAAAGGTGGCATCAGATCAGCGTAATCTCCTGCATCCAACAGATAGGTAGCTGGTTTGATAGTTTTCATAATCTTAGGTAAGGAGTCAGGACGTGCAGCCCATTCACCATAATCACGATTCATCAGAACAAAATATTGCTGTAGGAAAGCGTTTTTGCTTCTGCCTAGCAATGATTGGTCTACTACTTTACATTGTCCAAACACGTCTTCTAAACCATTGCTAGTAAACGATCCGGTCAAGCCCCAGCGTATCTTGAACAGGTCTATCACTTTGAACAAAGCTTTAAAGCGTGATCCAGATGGGTTCTTCAAACGTGTCAGCTCGTCAAAAACGATGCCGTCAAAGCCTTGAAGCAAGTCTGGACGTTCACGGCAAAGCCATAACAGATTATCGTAATTGGTAACGATCACATTAGCAGCGCAATTAAACGCTGCTATTCTGTTCTTAGCAGTTCCTATTGCTATTTCAATAGTTAATTTAGACGCCCATTTAAGCCCTTCCTGCCTCCAAACGTCAGTACACACACGTTTAGGTGCAAGCACTAAGAATCGTTTAACATGCCCGTCCTGTATCATCGCTTGCATAGCTGTTAGCGTGATACAAGTTTTGCCAGACCCAACAGGTGCAAGAATCATCGCTCGATCACGGCTGTACAAGAAATCAGCAGCTTCATCCTGATAAGGTCTTAAAACCATTGGATTCTCCAATTTAAATATGCTTCACACGGAGTGCGTCCATATCCTGCAATTTCGTAAGGCCCTCCACATACCCAAAATCGTCCTACTCGTTTAATTTTTGGTTTCATTATTGATGATCTCATTTATTTTTTCTGCGTTATCTAATGCGCTCGATAAAGTCATATTAGACAACACAACAGCGCCCGTTTCTCTATTGATAAAATAATAAAGCGGTTTGTTATTAAAAGTGGTAATACTTTTTCTAAATGATAAACCGTTAATTCTACATAAATAACGTATTTCTTTAATTGTTTTTGATTGATTCATTAAAAACGTTTTTATCCCTCTCTGCTAACATTGCGTCTGCCATTTGGTAAGCCCATACAGGGATGTTGTCATTTCTTTTATAAGCACCTGTAGTGCTACTTAAAAGACCCTGCATAGCCAAGCCAGCAAAGTGATCTCGGAGTGCTTCTTTTCTATTTGTAAGGAAGGCATTTTGATTTTGTAGCCACATGATTTGTTGCTTAAGATCATTTATTTCTTTACTCATCATCTTCCCCAATATAAAACTGAAATTGCTCGACTAAAGATTTGGCTTGTTCTCTATTAAAAATTAGTTCTTGTACGCTGTCATATGTTTTAATAAGAAATCTAACACCTCCATCTTTTGCATGACCCATATAATAATTTGTAGGTAGTTCTTCTTTTTCATTCATGACATCTTTTAAATCTAATTTGTATGCCTCAGCATTTTTACTAAATAAACTCATTCTCCGCCTCCAATGCCGTGTGCTTTTTCTACTCTTCTTATCCATCTAAGGACGTATCTAACTTGATGAACGCTCATATTTTCAACAATCCCTTCATCATCAAGAGCATATATAACATCTTCTGTTAGGGGTTTGGGTGGTGCAAACTCATTGACCCCTTGTCTAAACCCTTTCCCATACCATTCAATCTTTGTTTCT